GAGTAAATATAACCTATAAAATTATAAAGGTCAATCATTTTTTTTAGTGCTTGATATTATTGATCTAAATTTTTGAAACATTGTTTCCCAGTCAAAATTTGTCAATCCATCTTTGGTAAGCATAGCCATAAATTCGGTATGATTAAACGCTGGAGAGTAATTTTCAAACGATTCTCTAATGTCTTTTGTACTGCCATAGGAAATATTAGGAGAGTACAATTGCATAAGACCATAATTTAACTCTACCTTCTTCTTATCTATTAAAATTGATTGATAAACCTTTGAGTTACCAAAATTTTCTTTACATTTATCAAAAATATAATCTAATGTCAATGACTTGCTTTCAGAAAGCTCGGGGAAAGATTTAACTAAGGTTTTTAGTCCAACCCCCTTTACACCCTCAATATTATCAGATTTGTCTCCGTCAACGGCACGGGCAATCGCAAAGTTGTTAGGGTGAATACTAAACTGCTCTACCACTCTGCTTTCGTTAAGTATTTCTTTCTGACCTTTGGTTTTTGGCTTGTAAAGTATTGTGGTATTGTTGCAGAGTTGAATAAAATCTTTGTCGGAAGAAACAATAACTTTTATTTTTTCAGAAAGATCTGGTAAACCACAAACATAAGCAATAACATCATCAGCTTCAACGTCTTCCACCATGAATTGGATAACTGGTGTTTTGTTAAGATAATCGATAGTTTTTCTAATTTGATTATACTTGTTCTGACTTTCTTCTAAAGGAGACAACCCTTCATAAGCTCTATTAAGCTTAATTGGTTTACGACCTTCTTTGTATTGTTTTAGAAGAGTTCGGCGTTTTTTAGAGCCGCCTCCACCATCCCAAACAACCACAACTTGAGATGGATCAATCTCTCGGATAAGCTTTTGTAGTGTTTTTAAAAATCCTCTTGTGCCACCGATAGGAAAGCCATCAGCACCAATAGAAGGATCCATAACATAATTGCGAATGAAAGTATTCATCGCATCTACTATTAAAACTTTATTCGTCATTTTGTGCCTCAATCACTGTGATAATATCTTTTATTAATTGTATAGTTTGATTCGGACCATTCGTTTGAAATGCCGTATTTTTTCTAATGGAGTTAAGTTTATCGTAAAGTGCTTTATCATTTCCAGTTTCCTGTAAGCAACGATCACCTACGAACCAAAATAAATTATTATTATCATAGTGATTAAGAGCATATGTCTTATCCCATCCATGGGGATAGATATCAATAGATGTGCTTCCACCCAATGAAAATGAAAGACTTTTAGTTAGTTCCGGTTTTTCTAAAAGTTTTTTAAGGGCTTCTTGCCTGATGGAGTGTTTTTGATCAGCATAAACAAAATTTTCTCTGTCTTCGTGATTGGCGTTTCTACCGACAGGGCACCAATTAACCATCGACCCCCTATAAGAAATATGATGACCCGTCATTGGGTATCCATAAGATTTTGACAAAAGAGAACAAATATATTGCTTCTCTACTAAAGAATTCATCAAAATTTCATAAGTATCTTCACCAATATATTGACGCATATCCAAAGAAGAATCTTTACTCCACTTGTCATTACTATAAGAATATTTTTGTGTGCCATTACAGGGAAGGATTAAGAGATCCTGTAGTCCGTATTCGTTCAATCCATTAAATAATAAACCACATTGCTCTTTGATATATTCATAAGGGCTGCCCGAAACAATACCAACATCTGCATATTGAAGCAACAGAATAAGAGCGTCGAGAACTTCTTGCGGCATTTTTTTTCTCGCAGGTGTTAAAGTTCCATCCATATCAAACAATACTATATTTTTCATTGTTATACCTAAAACGGGGTGACCGAAGTCACCCCTTAAATATTACTAAACCGCTTTTTGAGGGCTGTTTTCTTCTTTTTCATAGAAATTTGACGCATCTACCTCTCGGGCATCAAACTTTCTGATTATTTCTTCATCCATAATATCCAGTACTATTTCTTTAAACTTTTCATCAGTTTTTACCAAATTAGCAAACTGTGATCCAGTAAACTTTTTTTGATACCCCTCAAGAGTATACCAAGCACCAGAATTTGTCAACCTATTTGATGGCTTTATTGCCTCCAACCAACTTTCTTCGTCCAAAATACCGATTTTATCGTAATCTCCCCATATAATCTGGAAATCACAGGATCTACCTTCTGTTCCATAACGAGATTTTTTAAGTTTTGCTTTGACTTGGGTTCCAATCCTGTATCCTTTATCGTCTTCCACAAAAGACTTGGACGCATTTGATCTAGTTAACCATATTCTTAATGAATAGTTGTAAATCGCAGCCATTCCGCCTGGGGTAAAGTAAGGATCCAGCTTTGCTTCCCAAATATTAGAAGTAATCTTGGTCTTTAGCTGATTAAGGATAAGAAAAGTTGATTGTGAGTCGCCAATTGGCTGAACAAGCTTTGCCAAGCCCTTTGACAACACTCTTGGTCTCACTGCCATCGATGATTGGGGGTTGTAGTCTCCCTCAACATCTGCTTTTGATGGTGTGTTAGCAAGGGAATCCCAAATAAAAAGAAATTTTTCACCTGTTGCCAAACAGTTCTCAATCATTTCTAAAACTTGCTCAACCCATTGTGCCTGCATGTAAATAACGCCATTCTCTGATGTAATATCACAGCCAGAATTTTCTAAAAATGCTGGATCTTGTGCGTTTTCTGAATCGAAGTAAACAACTTTGATTCCCGACTTCTGTGCGTTTGCGGCAATTTGAGCCGCCATATAAGACTTACCTGAAGCACTTAAGCCTGCGATCTCTGTAATTTTTCCTACTGGAATTCCTGCCAACTTTCCTCGGCAAATAATTGAATCAAGATATCTTGAGCCAGTTGAAATCCATTCTTTAACTTCAGTTGGATTTTCAGCCTCTAATGTGTGGGCAATATTTCTGCCCGCTTTTTTATTTAACATCTTCGCAATGTCAGAAGATGATATTTTTCCTGTCATATATTAATTTTCTCCTAATATTATTTTTTATTTTATTCATTTCATTTATTTAAAAAAAAAGACCACCATCAAATTTATGACAGCGGTCTTTCGATTATTATATATACCTTACTTAAGTTTGTTAAGCAGATAATTCCTGAATTGCAGCATCAACGCTACTGATCACTGCCCTGTCCTCTATTGGACCTGTTGATGGACTCAAGAACGTTTCCAAAATTGCTTTTAGATCCGCATTGGTTTTCCGTGGAAACTGAGATTCAATATCTGGAACCTTATCCAATAACATTGAAATCTGTTCCTTTGATTCCATAAGATTAGAGGATTTTCTTTTTGGCGTCAAATTTGTTTGTGGAAAAGCGCCCTTCGTTTTAGGAAGCGTATAGGTAAGAGTAAGATCGACTCCATTATCCACATCTGTGATATCTCCGTAATCTGGATTTAAAACCAAACCAAGAAGGTTTTCATAAATGGTTTTTCCATATCCCCAAATACGAACTCCTAAATCCTCTTCACCACGAACAATAACCGGTGAAAAGAAACGTTGTCGAACGAAAAGATTTTTTGCCATCTTCTTGCTTTCGGCTGAATCTTCTTGCCAAAGGGAACTTGCAAATTCACAAATTGGACAAGGCTCACCAAATTGTCGTTTTGGACAAAGTACACCACCTCGCGCAGCTTCTCCTAGATTATAGTGAAAATGGAAAACCTTAAACGGATCTCCATCAGATGTTGGAACAATACGAATCTCTTGATCACCTTCAGTAGGTTTCCAGAATACATTGTCCTTCTTTGATTTTGTGCCACCTTCAAGTTCTTGAAGTTTCGCTTTCATTTTAGCCAAATCTAATGCCATATTATTTATCTCCTTAAGGTAGGGTCAGCAAATGTCCCGACCCTCCAATTTTATTGTTGTATTATTGACGTGCTGTGAATACAATACAAATAATTTTGCTCATAATCAGTTTCGTACACGCCGTATGTTACTCTTTTAGTAACTTCTTTTTTATCATTAATATTATTTTTTAGTTCCGATAAAAGATTCTTGTTTGTTTCAATCTCTTTTTTATCGAAGGCATAATAATACTCTATATCGGTTACATTGTCAAGGGAAAAAAACATTTTTTCTTCACCTGTTTGGGGATCGCATACTCCGATTGTAGATATTCTTACACCATCTGGTTTTTTATCGAATGTGCTGACTAAGGGCTTTATATTCTTATAGACATTAATCATATGCAATGTGGAAGAAAGTGTATGATTTATACCTGTTTCATAGTCTTTTATCGTTAAACCCCCAAGAATCCTGTCTATTTCTGAATTTGAAATAAGTATTAGATTATCAAATAAGCCAGAACGAGCGTATTCTTGTAAGATCCCATATGTCATTCTTTCTAAGGTAGCTTGTGTTTCACTTAATTGAGTTAATTCTGGTCTGATATAAAGGACAGTTATGTTATTCTTTTTTACGGCTTCCAAGATACGAAGAGCGCATGAACTAACTTTTCCACCACCAGACATAATAAAAAGAACATCACCCTTGACATCCCTTAAAAAGGAACGTGGAGATGGCATTTTTTGTTCATAATCCTCCAATTTTTTACTTTCTTTCAAAGGAAAGCTATACTTGCTTTTCTTAAGACCAACATCAAATTTATAGCAAGAATATTGAGGATATTCAGATAACAAATCCACAATATTACATCCCGCATTTCCTAGTCCAATAACTGCTGTCATTTTATCTCCATCATGTTTCCAAAGTTAAGTCCAATGCTTTTGTTAACTTTAAAGGTTCCAAAGTCTGTATCCTGAAATAACTTTATGATCTCTGGAAGTAAATGTTTGTCCTCGTTGGAAAAATCTATTAACATACTGTCGTGAATAAGTCCAGCAATTTTTGTTTTTTTCCCCTTTAGCACTTTATTGATCTCTATTGCTCTGCGAAGGAATATATCAGATGCGGTGCTTTGAATCAAGAAATTAATTGCATGAAACTTATCACACTTGATTTTTCTTCCAAATGGGTTGTGAATATGCTCACCATCAAAATATTTTTCCAATAGACTATCGCGATCATAAGCGCGGTTAGACATTAGATCCTTTGACTGTAAATTGTAAAGCCATGCGAATATTCGTTTTTTTGCCTCTTCTCTTGTGATTGAATCCTTGTAAACGTTCTTAACGTTCCAAGCGTGAATATCATTTTCTGGCTGTTCGAGTCCACTTAACCCCAAAAGACATCTCAATTCAGCACCGTTAAAATCAAGCTCAAGAAAAAAATCATTATTCGGCACAACAACAGATCGATAATCTCGGTCAAGCGTTAATATAGGAAACGATCCTTTCTTGGTCGTCAATCTTCCAGTAACTGTTCCAAAAAGATTATAAGAAACGTTACGAGATATTCTTGTTAGTTTATCTTTGAATCTTCTCACCTTATACTTGTGCATTTGATTATTTAATGCTGATAAATTTAAATTTAATTTATTCTGCTCGATATCCATTAGCATCTTTCTCAACGCTAAAAGATAATCAT